CGCGAAAAACTCGTCTGGGTAAGAACATAATGGCAACATCGCCAAGGCACAGAGTGACGCGGGCGAACCAGCTACAGCAACGGCGTACGGGCGAGTCGAGTTGCGACCCGTTCTACAAGTCGGCAGTTTGGCGGCGACTCAGAAAAGAAATACTTTCAGCGAGTTACGCGTGCGAGAAGTGCGGCGACCTAACCGGCAAGAAAGAAGTTCACCATAAAATGCCAAGGCGGGCACGACCCGACCTGGCGTTGGACCGAAATAATTTAGCGGTACTGTGCAAGCGGTGCCACGGCAGAGAAACCTATCGGGAAGTTTTTATAGAGGGGGGGGGTCGTTTTGCAAAACGCTAAAGGCCTGAGAATCTTTTGCCCCTAAGGGCGCATTTTTTTGCATAAGATAGGAAGTGGTAACAACATGCCAGGACCACAAAAAGGGCAAGGCGGCCGACCACCAAAACCGTTGGCGCTGCACATCACCGAAGGCACATACAACGCAACGCGGCACGCCGACAGAAACGAAGTGCACGCCGACGGCGAGGCTATCGATTTGATCGGGCTGGAATCGATTGGGCCACACGGCGCCAAGTTGTTCGGCGACCTCGTCGAGCGACTCAGCCAGCACGGGTTTGCCACCGGTTTGGATTCGGCGAACCTTTCGGCCATGTGCTATTGGTGGGGCGAGTTCGTAGCAATAGCAACGGCCGAACCGCTAGCATCACAGCAATCCGAGGCGTCGCGACAGATACGGAAGGATAAAGCCTTCACTCAGTTTGCGAAGATCGCAGGTCAGTATGGGCTGAGCCCGACGGCGAGGGCAAGCCTCAACGAGTCAGCACCGACGGCCGAGACAAATCCATTTGAGCGGTTCCTAGAATCCAGTAAGCGATTATCTTGATACGTAACACGACTAACGCCGAGAAGGTAACGGATTACGTCGAAAGCGTACTGACGGGACGGCGTACGGCCGGAAAGCTAGAGCGGCACGCGTGCGAGCGCTACCAAGCCGACCTAAAGGCTATGGATTCTCTCGGTTTAGTGTTTGACCAGCAGATTGCAAGCAAAGCCTGCGACTTTTTCCCGCTATTATGCCACTCAACCGGCGAATACGACGGCCAGCCGTTCGATTTAGCACCGTTTCAGCGGTTTATTATCTGGAATCTGTTTGGTTTCAGACGAAAACAGGACAATTTAAGGCGTTTTCGCAGGGCGTTTCTGAGTATGGCGAGGGGAAACGGTAAAAGCCCGTTTGCCGCGGCGCTTTTGTTGCTACTTTTTGGGTTCGATTTTCCCGCCGAGCCGCGTGCGGCGTGTTATGTGGTCGCTACAAAACGCGATCAGGCGCGGATTGTCTGGGACGAAGTCCGGCGGTACATCGAGAAAAACAGCGAATTGCGGCGGATGGTTAAAATCTTGCGGTCTAACCTGTCGATACCGGCGAACGGTTCAACGCTAGAACCACTAGGTTCGGATTCAAAGACGAAGGACGGCCTCATTCCACATGGAATAACGCTAGACGAGCTTCACGCGTGGTCACACTATCACGTTGAGTTGTATGACAAGCTAGTAACAGCAATGGGCAAGCGGCGGCAACCGCTGATGGTTTGCATCACAACGGCCGGGAACGAAAAGTCGGCGGTATGGCTCGAGCAATACAATCGAGCGGTTGACGTGGTAACGCCGGGCGATGCAATAAAATCAGAGGACCAGTTTGTTTGGATCGCCGAGATTGACGCCGATGACGATCCGCTAGATGAGGCCGTCTGGCCGAAGGCCAACCCGCTTCTCGAATCTGGCGTGGTCAAGGCGGACTATTTGAAGTCAGCGGCTACCGAGGCTAGAGGCAACGCGGCGGCGCTGAGCTCGTTTACACGATACCATTGCAACCGTCAGGTGACGAGCGTCGACAAGTTGCTACCGGCCGAACTGTGGGCAATGGGCGGCGGTGAGTTGCCAGATCTCACCGGCCGAGAATGCCACGCGGGTTTTGATTGGGGTTGGCGCGACGATCTAACGGCGCTGGCTATGGTATTTCCGCTTGACGCGGTAGAGGTTGACGTGTCGACGACCAGCGAGGCCGGCGACACAACGGAAGCAAAAGAGCAGCGGCGGCGATACGCGGCTATCGTTCGCGCTTGGTGCCCAGAGCGCGCGCCGCGAGATTTAATGGCTGAACCGTGGGCCGGTTGGGTGAAGGCCGGATGGTTGACAATTACGCCAGGCGATACGACCGACACGGCGGCAATTTACGCCCAGCTAAAGCAAGACGCCGCGACCTACGGAATTAAAACGATAGCAATGGACCCGAACAACTGCCGCGAGTTTGGCAGCCAGGTTAAGGGGCTTTTCGGAATAGAACCGTTTTGGTTTGGTCAAACAAATTACAAGTTTAACGAGCCGACCAGGGAATTGGTGCAGGCGCTTCGGGAAAAGAGAATACAACACGGCGACAATGGGCTATTGTCCTGGGCGGCGTCCAACCTCGTTGTCGAGCAGGATACGCGAGAATATATCAGGCCAGCCAAAAAGCAGGCCCGAGATAAAATCGATCCGGTCGTGGCGCTGATCATGGGGATCAGTGAATGCCAGTTTGCCGAAAAGGCGCCGGACAATCCATATATGGCCAGCAGCGATAATGCGAGTTTAATACTATGAATAAAATAGCACCAACAATTACCACGATATCGGTCGATGCAAACGGCGTATTCGAGGCGCCGCAGGCGAGTCACCTAGATGGTGATATGGGATGGTCTGACGGTGGCGCGTTCGGCTCATCGCGTACCGACTCAGGCGAGCGGGTGAGCCCGTCGACGGCGATCATGCACGGGCCGGTTTGGCAGGCGATCAATATTCTGGCCGGCGACGTTGGGCAGATGCCAGTCCACAAAATGCGGCGTAAAGGTCGTGAGATCAGCAAGGACCGGCGGCACGCGGCCGAACGGTTACTAGTCGATGAGCCGAACGGCTGGCAAACACCGAGCGAGTTAAAAGAGTTTTTAATGCAGAGCGCGCTACTTTGGGGAAACGGTATTTGTGGGATCGTTCGCGATCAGGCCCGCCGGCCGATCGGTCTTATTCCGTTTATGCCGAGCCGGACACGGTACGACAGGCTCGGCGACGGGTCTCACTGGATCATGACAAGGCTAGGCGGGGCACGCGATGAAGAAACGGCAGTGCCGGCCAGCGATACGATCCACTTACGCGGGCTAGCGTCTGACGGGTTCTGGGGATTGTCTGCGGTCGATGTCGCCAGAAACGTTATCGGCCACGGCCTCGCATTAGAAAAACACGGAAACAAAACGTTCAAGAACGGCGCGACACCGTCAGGCGTATTGCAGACAGAGGCGACAATTGACAACGAGGTACGGCGGCGGATGCGTGACGAGTGGCAACAGGTTTACAGCGGCAGCGACAACGCCGGGCGAGTGCTGATCTTACAAGGCGGCCTCAGCTACGAACCGATTAGCATGAGCAACGCAGATGCCCAGTGGTTAGAAGCGAGGAAAGTTGACCGCGAGTTTATAGCTTCGATCTTCAATGTGCCGGCGTTTAAGCTCAACGCGCTTGACAACGGATCTGTTCGCGGGAATCTAGAGGAACAGAATAAAGACTACTTTATGACTAGCCTGGCGAGGTGGACAAACAAGCTGGCCGAAGAATTCCGGCGCAAGCTGCTGACGATCCAAGAACGCAAAAGCGGTAACCATTTTTTCCGTTGGTTCCCCGAGGCGTTCTTGCGGGGCGATACAGGTACAAGGTTTGCGACGTACGCCACCGCAATCGGGGCACGGATCATGAGCCCGAACGAGGCACGCGAGAAAGAAGACCTTAACCCGTACGACGGCGGCGACGAGTTTCTTAACCCAGCTATCGACACGATACCCGAAGGCGGCGAGGCGGCCGATGTAGACGAAGTGGTCGATGTAGATGAAGCGGCCGAGGCGGTCGAGTCGTTAATCAAAACGCAAGTGGCGGCGTTACTGTCGGCTGAGGTCCAGAGAACCGGAAGGATGGCACGCGACCCGGCAAAGCGGCAACAATTAAAAGAATTTTATACGGCCGACCGTTTCGAGGCGTTCGCCGAACCGTACCTTGCGGCGTCGGTTGGCGTTGCGCGGCTAACATTCCAGACGGCACGGTGGCGAGACGCGATACAGCGGCACGCCGGCGAGTCGTTGACATCCTGGTTATCGGACGCATCGGCCAGGCAGACTATAGCGGGACGGTGCGACCAACTAACACAAGATATTCTAGGGGAAGAAAAGAAATGAACGAGCTATTTATCTACGACGTTATTGGTGAGGATATCCTTGGCGAGGGCCTCACGGCGCGAACCGTACAAAACGAATTGTCCGAAGTGGAACGCGGCAGCGAAATTATGCTGCGGATCAATTCGCCAGGCGGCGACGTGTTCGAGGCCGAGGCGATCGTATCGATGCTAAGCGATTATCAAGTGTTGGCACGTATCGACGGGGTAGCGGCATCCGCGGCAAGTTATATAGCGGCACATGCAGGTTCTGTCGAGATTTCGGACGGTGGGTTTTACATGGTCCATAATCCCTGGACTATTACAATCGGCGACGCAGCCGAGCACAGTAGAACCGAGCGGTTACTCGAAAAGCTGACGGCGAGTCTGGCGAAAGCGTACGCGTCGAAAAGCGGGCAGGCAATTGCGGACGTTCGCGAATGGATGGACGAGGAAACGTGGATGACCGCTGACGAGGCGTTCGGCTACGGGCTGGTCGATCAGATAACAGAGACACGCGCGGCGGCGTGCGCGGTGCCGGCCGAGTTTGGGTATCGCAATCAACCGTTATCGCCGATTGCCAGACCAGCGCAAGCACGCGCGGGCCGCAGCAAGCTCAGGGCAGCGGATCGGTTACGGTTGGCGCGGGCCAAATTGGCGATTAGCTAGCTACCGGGCCGGGGTGGCGGGGAATCGTTTTCCAGTGGCGCAGGTCTGCGACTTGGTAGACGATCGAACCGCAGGCGAGCCGCAGGGTTTTAATTTCACCGCGGGCCGCCGCTGATCGTATCGTTGTTTTAGGCGTACCGATCAGGCGGGCGGCGCCGGTGAGTGTTATTAATTTGGTATGGTGCATTCGCTATTCCGTCTATACTTAGCTCACCAGAATTTCGTTTGTGGATCGTATATTGGTTCCGGCTCTGGCATGTCACGCGGAAGCATTTGCAGGACGTACAATCCACCTTTCGTCTTCTCGTTCAGTAACATAAAGCCTGCCCGCTGGTAGCAGTAGCCGACGTGGTCGCGCGACTTGGATCGCGTCTTGGTTCTGTCGACAAACGAAATCATCCCGAGCGGTGGCGGGTTTCCATAGAAGTCTCGTGTGTGGGCAACCGCGTACCGAATAAGGTCGCTTGATAGACCAGACCCTTCGTTGCGAAACGCTGAGCACATCCACGCACCAGCCCAAGCATGCTTGACGTATTCGGCTTTCGGGAACGATGTGACCCAGAAGGCGTCAAGGCATGGCGTCTTTAATACCAAGCAACTTCCTGGCGGAACGAACTGCGAAGAACCAACCTTTTGTCGGTTATAGTGCCGATCGGCCAGGGGAACCACTTGCGGGTCAGCTCGGTTTGATTTAATCCAGTGTGTCATTTACTGCTTTTTCCGCCCCCACGGCGCCGGCGAGTGTTATTAATTTTGTGTGGTGCATTCGCTTGACGGGCTTACCCGCTCGTCCCAGCAGGCGTATATATTACCGCCGTTAACGTTTACTTGGTCTTCCCGAATTGCGGCGCCATGTTCCCACGCTACCGAAACAACGGCGGCCTGTAGTTCTGTGAGTGTTGGCATGTTGGGCAGCGCGCCGTTGTACTCGATTCGATCTACGTCGCCGTTGTCCCAGGATACACCGTAGACCCATTTTTGGGATTTGTCGGACCAGCCGAGCCAAATGGCAGTCAGCTTTTTGGCAGGTGCAGACACACCGCCCTCAGCTATAGCCTCGCCGGTCGTGTCGTCTAAATAGTATAGTTTGCCGGCTATTTTTTTTAGCGACTTGTCGAGCATTGTTACCCAAACGACTTCGACACCTTTCGGTAGTGTGATTTCGTATGTTACCAATTTTAATTTTTGCGGCGTTTTAGTTTTGGTCATCATTGTGTTGCCTTTCGTGTGTGGTGTTTAATTTTCTAGAAAACGATCAAGCCAATTGCCTTGGTGTTCAGCCGCAAGATACGCGGACCAAACAAGATCATTACCGTTTTGCTCATGATTCCCTTTCTTCCTTGTAATGGGACCGCAGCACCTTCTTGATTTCCGATTGCAACTCGGTAAGAGATCCAAAAAATTCAAACGATCCAGTTGGGCAATTGACGGCCCAAGGTTGACCCGCGCCAAGCTTGACCGCTTCGCCGTTACCGTCTGGCGTGTCAAAAAAAAGGTGCCTTGATGATTTGGTCATCATTGTGTTGCCTTTCGTGTGTGGTGTTTAATTTTCTAGAAAACGATCAAGCCAATTGCCTTGGTGTTCAGCCGCAAGATACGCGGACCAAACAAGCTCATTACAGAGCAGGTGGTGCTCGATTTCAGCCAAAGTAGCGCCGGTTGCTTCTGCTTGCCGGACGTTGTTGCGGACAGCGTCAATTGATTTAAGGTCGTTGGTCATTTTTCGCCCCCCCATGAGATGCGGTACAGTGTGTCGTTGTATTTTTCCAGTTCGTCGTTGGTGGCGGTTACTACGTCGTTGCCTTCTTCAACGACAAGCCGGCGGTCAGAGTATCCACCTTGACTATCGCACCCTACTGAATCGCGGTGGTAGCATATAGCGGCTGTACGTAGTGTTCGATGGCGGTGACCGCATTCGCCGCGGATGTCGCCGGCGGTGGTATAGGTTCTAGCCATTGTCTTTGCCTTTCGTTGTTTTTTACAGTTGATAAATTAGTCTGAAATCACCGCAATCTACTACGGTTAGCTCGCACCGGGGTTGACCTTTTACCGCTTGGCAACGAGGCCAATACAAGCCGGCGACGTTGGCTATTTGTTCCATTTTCCCAGGTTCGTTCCAGCCAAGACGGTTTTTTTTGAAATCTTCTAGGGTTTCGCGGGTAGTGCTAACCAGTGAATTATCGTCGTCGATGGATTCCCATTCCCATTCTTCTGGGTCTTGCCCTGTGGTTTGCAGGTAAGCTCTCGCGAGTCTCTCATAATCTGCTGCTGTCGGTTTCATCGTTTTTCCCTTTCGTGTGAGTGTTGTTGCAATTGCCATGCTT